AGCGGAGTAGGCAAAGGAATCATTTGAGCCAAGGGGCATCTATACGCGAACTGAACCAGTAACCAAACAAGTATGTACAGCTTCCCCAAAAAGATCGCATGCCTTCGTGCTTGATTAACGAAAAACGTCAGGCGTTCATGGCGTTCCTCTTCCGTTTCATTCTCATGCCGTATCCAGTACGGAAGCACTCGTGTCGTCACTGACCAAGCAAAAAGCGAAGCAACCAGCGGGGCATATGGAAGAAGTGCCTCAGGCCAGAGTACCCTAATTAAGTAAGGTGCCCTTGGTTGACCGAACATTTCCAGCGAACTGCCCACCAAAAAGTAAATCGAATAGAAGACGATCAGCCAGAACACCCCCATACCAGCGCATAAGAGCAAGCAAGTTAGGCCGTTAATTCCGTTCTTTTTCTCCACCTGATACGCAACTGCCATAACGCTTCCCAAAACAGCAGTAAGTGTCGCTAAAATCTCCTTCGGAGAGAAATCCATACTCGTACTCCTTTTATCTAAGCCGCCCGGACTGCAATTCCGAGCGGCTTAAATTTTAGGAGGCGAAATTAAATTCATGTACCCAGTGTCATTGCCTCTCTCACAAGCGATTCCTCTTTACTCGTGCTTCGCTTTCATAGCCCTGCAAGTTTGTAAGCCTCTTCCCAAACGTCGTCGGAAATGGCCAACGCGTCCGCACCGTTCTCATGCCGCGCGATCGCCCGCGCAATTCCGAGGTAGTAACTCGGATCGACATCGAACGGAATCCGCTCATCAACGCCCTTCGAGATCGACGAAGCGACGTGCTCCATATAGCTTTCCGTGTCGTTCTCGTGCGAAGGCGCCCAGCGCTCAATGATCGACCGCACGGTGCTGCAGCCGTGCTTTGTGTGGTAAGTGACGAGCGTCTTGATGAGCGCACGACACCCCATAATTAGCGACTCGAACTCGCAGAAACGCTCATCTCCGCCCGGGCGGATTTCTCCCTGCCAAACGACTTGCGTCTTTTCTAGATTTCCCGGGTTTAGATTTCTCATCCCACGCGCCGTCATTTCAGATCCTCCTTTTCAACGCCCAGCCTCTTCCGAACGACGATCTCAAAAATTCGGATAAGCCTCGTGCCGCCCCATCCGGCAACGCCGCACAAGGCTCCTGCCACTTGCGGCGGGAAGTTTTCATAAGAAAGGAGCTCATAGGCGATCAAGCCGAAGACGGCCGAGATCGTCGTGTGCAGCGCGAACTCGCGCCACGAAAACTTTTTGCCCTCCTCCACTTTGAGCAGATAGCTCAAAGCACCGCACACCCCAGCGAAGCCGCTGCAGATGCCGAGAATGGCTTCCTCAGAAAGAGACCGGAAAGGCATAGCAGCCCCCTTACAAAAGCAGGTTGCCGACGCCAACCCCGAGCACGAAAGTCAACGCACTGCAGACGACGCAGACGATTCGCATCTGACGGCGAGTTTCGGTATCGACCGTCGACTTCCACGCTTCGACATCGGCCACGATCTCGTCCGTGACCTCCGTCACCTTGACGCCGAGTCCGTCAAGAAAAGACTTCACTTCTTCTTTCGTCATGAGACACCTCCTATGCGAGAAGTGTCATGCGCCGCAAGAGCATTACGCGCACGATTCACTTCACACCGAAAAGTGTCGTCGGCAAGAGTGAAGCTTTATGGCAAACGCCCCGACAGCCGAATTTCCTGGGCAAGCCACTACCCAGCGGGCTTTTTTGTGCCTGGAAACATTTATTTCCGTGTTCGACGATGACATGCGAACGAGGAACCTGCTGATCCGCACGTATGTCGAGAAGCCTCCTGTGCTCTTTATCGTTGCGGGACAGAGCAATTCAGTCGGCAACGCAGAGGCGCCAGGCTACGAGGTGGCTGACTACGCAGGGCAGTTCTGGAATTGGCGCACAAGTCCCGCAAAACTTGCGCCACTTCGCGATCCCGTCTTCCGCTCTTCAACACGAGGGACAGCGTGGCCTGCGTTTGGCCGCCGCTTCTTTGAACTGACAGGCCGAAAGGTCGTAATCCTCAGCGTCGGTTCCAACGGTTCATATGTCACGGACCAAGGGGAAGAAATCCCGAACACGTGGTACGGCGACGACTCAACACTGCGGCAGACGGCTACGCGCGAATACCAAGCCTGTGTTGCTGCTCTTGGGACGAAGGACACCGACTGGGTGCTTGGGGGTCTGATCTGGATTCAGGGCGAGCAGGAGACGGGGCAAATCGGTTCCGGATCGATGCAGATCTCCGAATGGATCGAAGGAACGCTTTCTGTCTTTTCGTTCTTCCGGACGCTTACGGGTGTTTCGAACATGCCTATCTACCTATCCCAGATCGGCTTGAGTGAAGGAACGTTGACTAACGAAAACACTGCACGTGGTTACGCTGCAGTTCAAAACGCACAGGTTCAAATCTGCGAAGACAACGAAAACGATTTTTTAGCATTCACCGGCGCGAAATACTTTCTGAAAGCCGGATACATGGTGGATACCGTCCACTACAACCAAAAGGGCTACAACATTCTTGGCGAAGCGGTGGCCCGATTTATTTCAAATCACCAAACGTTTTGAGGTTTAAATCATGGCTCTTACTCCGGACCAAAACGCTTTGCTTGAAACGGCTTGCACGAATTTAAATAAATCAACTGAAGTAAACAAAGAAATCCTTGCGATGATGCGTTCCGTTGGAAACACGGGCATGGTTGGCATCGCGGAACATAACAACGACGCGGATGCGCATAGTAGTGGATTCAACGACCTTTTGGCCCACAAGACATTTGCTCTCGTCCCTGACGGGTATAGCGCTTCGCTCTACGGAAATGCCTTGTGGGCGTTTGTTCCTAGACCGCTCGTCAACTCTAGCGGCTTCTATGGAATGTTTTTGCATCTGAATGGCACGTTCGCATCATCCACGAACCAGAACAGCCAGAATCTGCGAATCACTTTCCAACAGAAAAACCCGGACAAATCGAGTACGCTCGGAGCGACCGTACTCGGATGTATTCAAGGCCGCTTTTACTACGAGGACGGAGATTCGATTGGGCATGACGACTTGCGTTGCTCGATGAATCTAACGGTTCAAGACAGCGGAAAGTCGGCGATTTATTTCGCGCTGAACGATGCTGGTAATGCCAACGAGTGTCAATATTGGTTGCACGGCGGATATTTTTATACGAATAAATCTGGTGGTAGCGATCTCGGCTCCGGTACGTACCAGTGGAAGGATTGTTATCTGAAAAATTCGCCGATCGTCTCGTCCGACCGTCGTCTGAAGCAGAACTTCGAAACTGTTCCGGAAGCGGTCTTCAAGGCCTGGGCGAGCGTGAACTTCCAAGTCTATAAGTTCAAGGAAGCCGTCTCGAAAAAGGGGGAATCTTCCGCCCGCAAGCACGTCGGCCTCGTGGCGCAGGACATCATCGAAGCTTTCCAAGCGCAGGGGCTCAACGCCTTCGACTACGGCATCGTCTGCCACGATTCGTGGGAAGATCAGTACGTGGACGAGCATGTGGTTGACGCTGAAGCGGTCTACGACAAGGACGGTAAGATCGTCACGCCGGAAAAGTCGCACACTGAGAAGCGCTTTGTGAAAGCGGCGGGAGACGTCTATACCGTCCGGTATGAGGAGGCATTGGCGCTCGAAGCCGCATACCAGCGGTGGAAGCTCAGCAAGATCGAGCAGGCCCTTGCCGCAAAGGGCATCACGCTCTAATTAGAAAACCCCGTCGAAATGGCGGGGCTTCTTCTTTGGTTAAAGGGTAATCCCCTTGGCCGCTAGCGCGGCCTCGATCTTCGAGAGGCGCCAGCGCTGATAAGCTGTTTCAAGGGCGAGCGCTTCTTCGTAGCGCACAGTCCAAACGTCTCCGGCGGCCTTAACGAACCGCTTCTCCTGATGCGTCTTTTCAGGGGTTATGACTTTTCCCTTTTCGTCGAGAACGGCTTCCGCATCCGTTATTGTCTCGGTCACGTACTGGTCGTCCCATTCGTCATGACAGACAATGCCGTACTTAGTGGCGTCAAGCCCCTCGGCTTCAAAGGCTTCGAGGATCTTCTGTACGATCAGACCGACGTGGAGACGAGCATCCGCCCCCTTTTTCTCTACGGCTTCCTTAAAGCGGTACTGCTTGAAGCTGACACGGCCCCATGCACGGAAAACGGCTTCCGGAACGTCGGCAATGTCCTGCTTGAGGCGTTCGTCGGAGCTGACGACCGGAGAGTTCTGAAGATAGAGGTCCTTGAATTGGAATGTCGATGTACCAAGATCGCAAATGTTGTTCGGTCGGAAACAACGCTCTTCAAAGAAAAACTGACTGTTGCCTGTATCGCTATTTGCTAATCCCAAATAGATCCTATTCTTTCCGTCAGTAACCGCGTAGTTAAGAGTGTGGGTTGTTTTATATGTTCTAGTTTCGCTTTCGCCAATATAGCCAAGTCGAGCGGTAAAGGAAGAAACTTCAAAATTCTGTCCACTAGCAACAAAGTTAGACCAATCCTGAACGAAATAGACGTTTCTAATCGAAAAACCCGATGCGCCCGTCTCATGCGACGTCGCCCCTTGGCACGCGTAAGTGTCGAGCCAAAGGTTACCGTAAGTTTGCGAGTCGTTGATCGAACGAGAAAACCGAGCGTATGCGCGTTCCGTGTCGTAACTTGTTCCAATTTGAAAACCGGATGAAGCATGAACGGTTGCAAAGTTTTGATGCGCCTCAGAGTCGTTGTTGTGCAGAGCAATGTCGACTGCGCCAGTATTGCCGACACTCCTGCAAATTCCCAAAACATCTTTATTGACGGCCGTTGACCTATTAAGATTCGTGATCGCTTCAGTCAAGAGCGCGTCCTGCGCTTGAGTAAGTGCCATTTGCTTTTCTCCTATGCAGAAAATTGATGATTTGCAATAAATCGCGCGAACGCTTTGCCGATGATGTTGTATCCGTATTGGCTGTAATGAACCGAGTCGTGCATGTAGCCCGCTTTGTTGAAAGTCTTTGCGCCTTCGAAAACTAAATAAACGTGGTTTGTATCCCCTTCCGCCATCTCAACCTGTGCTTGCTGAACGGCGAGGTGACCATTCATCCAGTTCGTGTTTGAAAAAGCGCCTTCGTAGAAGCCGATTTGACTCATGTACACGGGTAGATCGGCGTCCGAAGTAAGCTGACGGAAGAAGGCGAATACGTCGAGTGTTCCGGCCTTGTAGGCTTCAGCGGTCGTAGTGCCGTTTCCTATGTGAGCCGTTTCGGCTTCTCCCTGTATCCAAAGAATCCCGCCAAGAACATAGTCGTCATTGAGCGTTCCAAGTGCAGCAGTCGCCGCCGCATACTGCGTAGATGCTCGCTGGCGAAGCGAGCTATCTACGCCGTACCAAGTGTTGGCGCTGATGGGAGTGACAGCCGCACCGCCCTGTGCAACATTGAGAATGCAAACCTTACGGTGGGTCAGCTCGAAGAAGTGACGAGCGAACGCAGGCCAAGCAGAACCGCCGTTCGTTTTGGATGCGTTTGTTGGATCCTTCAGCGGCTGAAGAGCGTTAACGCCTGTCTGCCAATTCCAGAAAGTGCCACAGTACTTCGCGGCCTCATAGGGAGGCGTAACAAAACCAACGGCGTTGCTCTGTCCCGCAACGATAAAGAGCACAACAGGCTTCTCGACGTACGTGCGAATCAGCAGGTTCCTCGTCCGGATGTCGTCGTCGAACACGGAAATAAATGTTTCCGTTGCTCTAACGCACGATTCGCCTGCGGCAGAGAGCTTTTCGAGGGCCTCGGTTTCTTCCTCTTCGCCCTTCTTGAACCACGCGACAAAGTGCTCGATATCATTTTTGGACGCGACGGCGGAATGGAGCGCAACCGTTGCCACGTAGCGAAGCTGGCGTAAACCGTCTTCGTACCAGAGATACCAGTGCTCAATGTCACGCTTCGTGATCTCGGCTGCAGTGTTGGCCGCCGTGCTCGTGAGAATCAGCATGTAATTCTCAGTGAGCGCCGCTAAGGCTTCGTTCTCTTCGAAGACGCCTTCGAGGCCGCCGAGAAGGTCTTCCGCACGATCAGCCGCGGCCTGCGCGCTTTCAGCAGCGTCCTGCGCAAGCTGCGTGTTCTCTTCGATGTCCTCGATAGCGCCAATGATCCCGTCGATCTTGAGCAGGTCCTCGAGCTTGTCGGAGATGCGCCCGATCGCTTCGGCATAGGGCCCAAGCGCCGCGATGTCGTCGGCGACTGGACCGAGCGCCCGGATCTCGTCGGCAATGGCGACGACCTGCTGCGCAAGCTCGTAGGTTTGGAGGAGTCGCTTGAGGATTTCTTCGGCCGACACATCTGAAGTGACCGAAACAAGAAGCGCGCGACCGACTTTTTCAAGAAGCTGCTGGATTTGAATTTCAAGACGATCGACGCCGTTGTTCACGGTGTTCGGATAGAAACCGCCCTGATTGGTCAAAACCATCGGCTGATCGTACGGCACATTCGAAAGCACCGAAAGACGACGCCCCTCGGGAAGCGGCTCGATCAAATAGACGGTGCCGCCCGGAAGAACTTCCTGGTCTTCATTCAGCTCGACCGAAAAGCCATTCTCAAGGAGCACGTCCGAATCATCAGACGCCGACACATAGACGGCAATCTGATCGCCCGTGAACACCTTGAAATGAAAGGCGAATTCCTTCGCACTTCCATTGCCCTCAAAGGGGCCTGCTCGTCGTAATACTTCTGGTACTGACATTCGAAGACCTCGTTTGTCAAGAAGTATTCACGAGCAGGCGGAGGCTTTATGGCACTACTGAGCAGGCGCCTCAGCCATGCGCGGCACACTGCTTTATGCCGTCTATTCCTGTTTGCCGGTAAGTAGCCCTTCGAGAACAGTTCCTGGATCGCCCGCCTCGTACTGACCTGCGGCAACGCCTGCGCCGTACCCGACGGGATTCCTGATCGCGCCAAGCGGCAAGCGGGTAAAGATCGACGCCAAGTCAAGGAAATGACGGGCGGCGTTTCTGGCGTTCACCTCATCCCCTCGTCCATCAACGAACTTGTAAAGGTCAAGGAGCGTGGCCGCGCCGTTCCCGATGAGATCGATGCCGGGGCTCGACATGATGCGGCCTGTGTACGGATTCTTGCCGTAGATGAGTTGCGCAGATGTCATGCCGGACTTGGCCGCCCAGCTGCCTGCCGTGTTGAGCGCAGAACCCGCAAGCGGCACCATAGAAATGACGTTCTTAAGGGACTCACCAACGAGCAGCTGGAACATGTCGAAGAAATCCACGTCGTCGTCATCGTCCGTATCGAAACCTCCCTTAAAGGTTCGCTGAATGATGCCCGACAAAACTGACGGAATCCAAACAATGCACAGCGCATCCGTCGCGAGTCGGCCGTAATTCTTCGTTTCCTTCGCCAACGTCCATCGGTTGCCGAGAAGGTTTGCCTGCATCCCAAAGTAGTTGTAGAAAACGAGGAACAGGCGCAGCAGAGCGGAACCCGCCTCGATGTTTGCGATGTTCTCTGGCGAAAAGTCCGACTGCGTCGTTCGGACGACAGAATCGGCCGATGCTACGGCATCCGCCTCGGCCAACCCGTCAGCGATCGCCTTGTTGTAAGCGGCCGTCCAAACGATCGCATCAATCGGGAACTGAATAGATGTCTGAAAAATGTAAGCGTGTCGATTGATCCAATCGCGTGCAGGGCCAAGCTTGGAATCAAAAGCAACCAGCTTATTGATCGCGCCATTGACCTTCCTTACTTCCAAGCCTTCGCCGGCTGCGGCACGCTCAATGACGGACTGATATTCGAACGCTCTGTCCGTCAGCCTGGCGCGCATGAACGTCGATCGCTCACACATCTCTGTGATGGCCGAGCGGCCACCTCGAACAACCTGAACAAAAGCGGAGCGCAGATTCTTTTCGCCAACAATCGGCGCGGCAACAGAGATACCCGTCACCTGCTGAAGGGCGTTCACAATGTGCCCAGCCATGATGTTCATGCCGGCAAGGCTTCGAAGCTGGTTGGCCAACTTAGAGCTCCAATGCAGGTTCCCGTCGCTGATGGATTGCTCTTTCGCTCGCTTTAGCCACGGTCGAATCAAATCATCGATCGCAGTCGGATCGAATCGATTGATCTCTTCCGTTAACTTTCGGCTATCGATAACCTTCGCGACCTCCTGAGCGGCGGGTGCAATGTAGGCAAACTTGAGCACCTTCTGCACGTGCGAGGAGAGCATTGCGAGATTAAGAGTTAAAGGCTGTCGGTACGCTTCAGAACGACTCTTTGAGAAGCCCGGACGCTTAGCGGGCATCGTCGAAAGGAAATCATTCTTCTCCATGATTTCCTTCGCGACTTTCGCGTCGCCGTTCGCAACAATCCAAGCGTCAACCACAGCAGGCACGTAGCCGCCTCGATATTCGCCGAACTTCGTTTTGATCGGCTGCGCTTCGATTTCCGTGAAGTAATAGCCCCAAAGCTTCTTATATGCCCGTTGGGCAAGCGGCTTCGTATCTTCGAGAAGATCCCAGATCGCCTGCACGGCGTCCATGTCCTCCTTCGTGATCGTCCCGTTCTCAATCAGTCCGTTAAAAAAGTTGTCCCAAGGCGAAAAGTCGAGAAGTTCCTTCCCGTCAGGCCCCTGTCCAATACGGCACCATGAGCGACCTTTACCTCGGCCGCCAACCAACAGCTTGGCCTTATTCGAAGGGTTGCCCGTGTGAAGGATCGCACCGATCAACTCCGCCTTTGTCAAGAACGTGTAATTGCCATAGGCGTAGTAAATCTCGGTCGGCTTCATCCAATCGGCGCGCTCTTCGACGATCTTCGCCAACGCCTTCTGATAACGGGTGTTGGCGTTTCGGAACTCGGCCGCGGCATTGGCAACAGGAACGTAGAGATAGCGATGGAAAGGCCCCGGCTGGCCGCCGTCGATGTCGATGCACCAGTTTTCGAAGCGGCGAAGGCGATTAATCGTCCCGAGAAGATACTTCGAGAACTTCTGATCCGGCATCGTGCGACGGTGCGTACCGGCTTCGTAACTCTTAACCTTGGTTGCCGAGCTCTGCGCAATCAGCTTATCGACGACTTCCTCGATTCGCTCCTTGTTCTCGCCGATCTCCACCTGCTTGGCGTCGCCGGCCATATTCCAAAGGCCGCGAACTGTCTCGATCACGTCATACGCCTCACCAACCGACAGATCGGTCCACTTCAAGCCAGGGCGATAGCGGTACTGGTCGAGAATGTTCTGGAAGCCGGCCGCCTTTTCCGAGTCGTAGTTCTTCAGCTTCTCGACGTATCCGGAAGCCTTCTCAGGTTCGAGCTGATCGGCCGACCCCTTCCCTGCGCCGCTGTTCGTGAGAACGTAGCGAGCGACATTGATGATGTCGATGTCTCGTGTCTTGGCGATCTTTTTATCCGACGAGAAAATCTGCGCCTTGAGCTTCTTGAGCCCGCGAACCTTGGCCTCTGCCTCAAGCGCGAGCGAAACCATCTCGTGACAAACCAGCTGGCGTTGCTTCGCGGCGATGGCACGCGCTCGATCCCCTTTCCGGATGGCGTCGTAAGCCTCGCGGCTCGCACGGCCCTCGGCCGCCATGAGACCGCGAACGTTCACCTTGCCGACCTTCATAGCGGAAAGTCGATCGGCGGCAACGCGCCTCGCGGCTTCGCGATAGATGCGGCTGCGGCCCGTCGGATCGGACAACAGGTAACGGAGCTCGTTGGCAACGAGACGGGATCGCGCTTCGTTGTGAATCGCCTTCGTGACCAGCGCGTCAACCTTCTTCGCGTCGAAGTAATCCGAATACTTCTCAAGGCATCGCTGCGTCGTTTCGCGTTCGATCGTCTCGTTCTTGTTCCCTGCGCGGATGATGGCATCGACGAGTTTCTTTCCCGTGCGAAGGGATCGCGCGAACGGCTTGATCGCTTCTGCGGCCTGCTGCGGCGTAAGACCTCCCTTCTTCAGGCACCCCATCGCCTTTAACTTGGCTAGCGTTGTCTTCGAGTAGCCCAGCTCGGCAACAGACTCGGGGTCCATGCGAAGGTTGATCGTGACGGCCGCACGGTTGCCTCGGCTCACAAGATCGAGCGCGACGAACTCAGGGCGCGAATTCACATCGATCTCGACCTGCTTGCGAACCTCCTCGCGAATCTCCTTGGCTTTCGCCTGAATCTTGCGAAGTTCCTTAGAGCGAGCGGAGGCCATCCACTTCTCATCCTTGGCGCGAACTTCGTTCAGGTGCTGAATGCCTTCCATTTCCGCGTCGTCGCGAGCAAGCCGCATCTCGAACCACTGCTCATCCGTCATGTCGTCTGGCTTCTCGTCAAAGAGCGGCTTAAGGCTCTCTGCGGCCGTAGCCTGATCGAGCAGGTCTTCCGAGACAATCATTCGATCGAGCGCACGCTTGACTTCCGGAGACAGCTCGGGCAGAGCCTCGCCGAACTCGGCCTCGTAGGCTCGGCTGAGGGCGCCCGTCGTTTCGCCCTTCATCAGGCGGTAGACATCGCGAATCCATGCACCGAGGCGATTAAAGAACTTCTGCAGCGTGCTCACGGGCGCCTTGCCGGTCGCGAAGTAAATCTCCGTCCAATAGGCAAATCGTTCGTGATACTTCCTCTGTCCCTCAAGGCCGAGCGCATCCCAAGCCTCAACAGACTCCAATCCGAATTCCTTCAGAATGGCCTGCGCGTCTTCCTGAAGGCTCTCGCTCGTTCCGTCGAGTTTCGAAAGCTCGAGCAGGTTCGACAGGTACCAGTGTCCGAGCTCGTGCGAGAACGTTGACAGGTCGGCGTTGGGCGTCAGGTTGATGACATTTGAATCGGGAGAATACCCGCCGCGTCGGTCTTGATTCAAAACACCCGTATTCGATACACTGCCTTCAGAAAGGTTGACCCCGGGGCGTTCCGGACGTAAAGCGGGGGATTCTTCTGAATCATGCCGTATCGGGGTGACCTTCCTTTTGTAGGCCGATTGAAGTTTTAACTTCTTTCGGCCTGTTCGTATTTCCTCGACAATAATCGTCGTCCCATCTTCAAACGACTTGCTGTAGACAAGCGTGTTCAAATTATTTGTTTTTGTCTTTCCTCCACGCTCCACATTGTCAGGAAACGATACGACTTCCGGGATCCTTAAATACTCTCGTTCAGTCAAGGGTATTTGATCATCTCTAGTCTCAGTCTTTGGGCCATGCCTGTTTTCTAAGTGTCCAAACGAATCGTCAACGACTACATGGACATACCCTTTGATGTCCAGACCTAACTCTTTTGCTTTCGACACAAGCTCGTCGCTTACGGGCAGGTAGTCCTCAAACGAATCTCGACCTTGTCCATGGGTAGATTTACCTTGAACGACACGATCAATAATCCGCTTCACCTTTGCTCTCGCAACGTCGAGTAACGGAGTTAAAAGCGACTGATTAACGTCGGAGTCTTTCGTTGAGCTACTGACTGACGGCGCCCACTGCGCCATCTGAGTAACGGGAACACCCGCACGGCGAGCGAGAAGCGACGTCGCAATAGCACCCAGCTTCGCCTGACCTCGTGCCTCAGCGTCGGTGAACTTCGGGTTCGCTGATTTGATCTCTTCGAACAGCTTGTCCTCTACTCCTTTGCGAGCCTCAGCCCATTCACGATTCTCGACAGAGTTGATGAATCGCTCGGCGGTGCCCGCCTGAGAAGGATCGAACGTTCCTCGAACGATCGCCTTCTGGGCGTCTCGATAGGCTCGCTCGACACGAACTGCATCGGCCACGCTCAAGGCGTCTGGGGCCAGGCGAACGTGATCGACCAAGCGCTTGCCGAGATCGGTCGCCGCAATCTTTGTCGCGTAATCGGCGGTCGGAATCTCGACGTCCGTCCCCGTCGCAACAGCATCATCCAGCTGGGCCGCGACGTCGGGCATCTTCTGCGTCAGTTCCTCGCGAGAGACGCCTGCATCGATCATGGCCTGCGCGAACTGCACGCCGTCGATGTAGGTCGTCTTGGTTTCACTGCCGGCCTGACGTTCAATGAATTCGTGCACGGCGTCGGGCGCCGTCTGCATCGATTCCAGTGTCGATACCTGATTCGCAAGCTCTTCGAAGAACGCCTTGCTTTCCTGCGCGCGATGAACCTTGGCGGTGGCTGTTGCCATGCCGCCTGCCGCACCAATTCCGCCCAAGACGACCGCACCCTTGAAAGCGTTGATGGCAGTATCGGACAGTCGGTCGATGACATCGTCAAGTGTTGCCGGATCGAAATTCGCATCCGACGTGACTCGTGCCAGCTCTTCACCGGCCATCGTGACGGCTTCCTGAAGAACTTCCGTTGCCGTCTCGCTGAACGAACCAAGCCCCCATGCTTTCGCAACCTGAAGGAACTGATTACCTAGCGTCGTCTCCGTCAGCTTCTCGCCGAGCTTCGGAACGAACCGAGCGGCAAAGCGCTGGGCGAACGGCTTCGCGAGCTTCGCGCCCACCATCGTCAACCCTGTCTCGATCGCCGCGTTCAGATTGCCGACGCCTCGGGAGATCAGCAGCGCGTTTCGCTCGCCTGTGCCTGCCTCAATGAGCGACTTGTATGAAAGGCCGCCTTCGACGCGTGCGCTTGCGTCGTACCAGCCGAGCGTTGAAGCGATGCCGATAAGCCCTGCGGTCGTCAGCGCAACAGGTGCACCAACGGCGGCGCCCACGGCCGCAGCGGCAACCGCTGTCGCAGCCCCCATCGTCGCAGCAGGCAAACCCTCGGGCGCAGATCCTGCCGCAGAGCCCGCGAATTGAGCGGCGTTGAAGATCCACCCGTCAGAACCGGCTTTCGTCGCTCGCTCAATCTCGGCGTCATAGGCGGCGTTCTGATCGCGGAACTCCTGCGAGTAGCGGTCAACCTCTCCTCGGGCGGCAGCATCCCAAAGCGCGCCCTGTCGAGATGTCGCTACGCCCGCGTCGAACCCGCGCTCGATGTCGCCGTGAAAGAGTACCTCCCATCCGTTTCTGCGCCCGGCGTTCTCAACGTCCAAAGCAGGGTTGCCCGTGCTTTCGTCCATCAGAAGCGGTTCCTCGCGCTGAGAGCCATACGGATCAAACGGCACATCCTGATAGGGATTCACCGTTGCCTGATAGCCCTGCGGGAAGCGACCGAACAGGTTCTCGATCTCGCTCATGCTCTTCAAGTCGTTCTTGAAGATCGGCGCATCGGCGGGAACGCCGTTCAGAAAGTCGGCAACACCGGGAGCCTGTTCAAGAACAACCTGCGCCATCTCGCGCTGCTGGCGCTTCTCAAGCTCCTCGTAATAGTCCTCGGCCTCCAAGCGGGAGATCGAGAAGTTTTTACTCATCTCTCGAAGACGAGCGGCCTTTTGAGAATCGCCTTCTGCTACGGCCCTTGCGACCGCTTGGTTCATGCGATCCATCTCTTCGAACGGATCGAAGTTCTCGCGGGAACGAGGCACGAAAGTGACGGGCGCAGTCTCGGCCGCTTCAAGCGTCGGGCCGCCCGCAGGCGTTTCCGGTTCGAACGTCGGAGCAGTTTCTTCCGGACCGACTCCGGCCTTTTCAAACGGATCAAATTCGTTCATCACTTCACACCTTCAAAAATTACTGCCTTCGCCATCGCCGCGATCAATACGTTCGTCATCGGGATCTCTTTCTTACCTTGCTCTCTGCGTTCCGCCTGAAGCTTTTTGCACCGTTCCAAACCCTTCGCCCACGCATCGGTCGGCCAGCCGTCGCCCGCGTACAACGAGTCGGCGACACGCTTCTGCTCTTTTGTGAGGGTCTGAGGAAGGACGATCCCATAGCGCTGCGCCAGAAACGCCCTCTGTTCTTTCTCATCGAAATCTCCTGACCAACCGACGCTCCCAAGGTCGGAGACGGGCGTTGTCGGGTTTTCGTTGATGGCTCTCCACTGAGGCTGTTCGCTGTCAAAAATGAAGCCGTCGCTGTTTCCGCTCAGGAGCGCCTTAATCATTCGCTTCTGATCCTCTGGGCTAGGCACCTTGTCGGACTTCGCCATCCATTCCTCCCACTTGCGGGTGGCAGCGATGCCGACCATCGGCAGATCGGTCGTCCGGACGCCTTCAATTCGAGCTGCGTCCTTTGCCGCCTTCACGAAGTCCTTGAACTGAACGTCGTCGATGTTTCGCTGTTTCGTCTGCTGAGCGTTGATGTCGCTGGCTCTCAGGACGTTGCCGTATGTCGCCCGGATGTCGAGCTCCCTGAAGCCCTGCGGATCTTCTTCAGCCATCTTGTCAAGCTTCTGCAGCACGCTTTGATCGCTGATCTTGACGCCGCCCTCTGTCTCTTTCTCGAGATAGTTCTGAACAACCTTGAAGCCGTCAATGTCTTCAGCAAACATCTCGTCCATCATCGATGTCGGCACTTTTTGCTTTTTCAGAACGAGCGACCAGACCGCTTTGCGTCTCTCCGAGTTCTGCTGTTTCCTGATTGCCTCCACGTCAGCAAACGCCTGCCTAACTCCCGTGCGAACTTTGTTTCGAATTTTGGGGTCCACTGAACCAACAGCCTTCAGAGCCGTGGCGAGCGAGCCGTTGGAGTCCGCGAAAATCTTTGACGCTGTTGCTTGGACGAGCTCGTCCTCTTCACCTGCCTGAATCAGCCGCTCGGCCTTCGCGATCTGCGTCGGACTCATGTACTTGCGGTTTTCTTCCAGATAAGCGCGGGCCTGAGATGCAGAACCGTTGTCGACCAGCTGCTCTACCGACATAGACGCCACAAGGCCAGGCCCCTTCGAATAATCCGGATCGAGCCCCTGTCGCGAGTAGATCTTGTCGATCATCGCCTTCGCAGCAGCCATACCTGATGCTCGCGTTGTCGGATCGGTGCTCATGCCTTGAGCAATCGCACTCTCCAAAGTCTGTCGGTCGACGTCGTCCTGATAAACGATCTGCTGTCTCGTCGTCCAGACATTCACCTCGTTGCCGAGCTGTGCGCTCATGCCTTTGTAAAGCTCGTCGAAAGCCGCACGCTGACGAGCCGTGCCCAGCGTCGCGCGGATGCTGTCGTATGACTTTTTGAAGCTTTCCTGCGTCTCTTCGAAAAGCGACTTGCCGCTCGGACGCTCGAGCGCGTTTTTGCCTTTCTGCTGCTGCCAGCCCGTATCTTTGTTGTACTTGAGATCGAGCATTGCGGAGTTGAGTTGATTGCTCGCATCCTGCACGCGCGTCGCGTCGATCTCTTTTTGCCAATTCTCAACTGCCTGGCCGAACTTACTGAGACTTGTGCTCATGCCGGCAATGGCATTGCCGATACCGTTCTCCGTCGCAGGCGCCTCCTGAAGGCCGCTAATGCCACCGGGCGAACTAACTGCAACGTCAACGCCAAAAGGATTTCCAGGGACCGTAATGGGCATTTTTTACTTCCAAAAGTTAGCGAAGTTCTTCCAGGTCTGACCGTTCATAATTCCGCCCTGACCGTTGCCGAAATCGCTGCCGATTGTGTTCAGAGACTGCAGGCTCGAGGAGATGAAGGTCGTGATGGCAGACGCCCACGGGCTGATCGAGTTTTTGGCACTCTCGACGGCCAGCGCCTGATTGCGCGCATTCACAGCAGCGCGCTTGTACCCGAAGGACTGATTGACCGCGTTTGCCATGATCTGATTCGTCTGCACTTCCTTGACCAAGTCGTAGGAGGCAAGGACACGGGCACTCGATCCAGCGGCATTAACGCGAACTCCTGACGCCCCCATGGACGCACGCGTTGAAGACTTCGCCTGGCCGGACTGATACGAAACTGCGGCGGACGACTGGTGCCCGGCGCGGATCACGTCCTCAGCGGCCGTCTGATACGACTGTGCCTGCATCTCAAGGATTTCCTGCTGCAGGCCGAGGATGTTCTTTTCCTGCTTAGCCTTTCGGTAGGCGAGGAAAGGCGCGACCGTCATCTGCTCGCCCATATAGCCAAGCTTCATGCCTTCGACGAAGTCGCTCCCGAAGCTCGGCATTGACTGAACGGCGTTGCCGACCGCCTTGCCTGTGTCGGCTTCAGTTTTTCCGGCAGTCACTGTTTTTGCTTCTGCAGGAGAAAAACCTCCGACCGTCGGCCCTTGAAGCGTTTGGCCGTAAATGCCCCAGGAGTCCGCCGTGCTCTGATACTGATTAACGTCTAACATAAAGGGGTAGCTCCAATAACTCAGCTTGGACGCTACCCCTTCAAAATCAAGCTTTATGACAGAACCTAAGCAGAAACTTCCACCTCTGCCGCAACCGACAAGACACACATCGGCAAGGGATCAGACTGGCGAATCGTCAGCAACCCGTCCGTCTGAATCTTTCCTCGAGGAACGATCGAGACGTCTGCACTCGCGAGCCTGATCGGCGACCCCGGCGATTCGGTCGTTCTTTGTTTCCATTCGACGACATTGTCGACGTCCGGACCGACAAACAGACCACGCGAGGCGTAGACCTTGATGAACGCCTTCACGATGTTCTTCTTTGCGCCAATCCCGAAGCCCTCCATCTGCCCGATCGCAATCGGCAGCGTGCAAATTTCCGCGTCAATCGGAAGACCGACATGCACAACACTTGCGGGGTTATCCAGCTCGATAGAACCATCCGTCACGACGCGCTGAGGATGCACAGATCCGTCAGCGAGGATCGAAACCGTCTTGCCCTCGAGCCAATCGAGGCCGCTGATATGCGTGGCCGGCGTTCCTCTGTAGGTGCCACCGCAGTCGACAAAGAAACCGTCCTCGACCGTGTCGATCTGCCTCGTCGCCATGCGCTCGATGTAACGAACGTCCTGCCCGTTGACCGTTCGTCGAATAACGCAGTAAAGAACATCCTCCTGGTCCTCCGCGACGCAACAGCACGACTCGAAACGACCATCCGTCGTGTGTCGATGCCAGGAACCGACGGCCTGCTCTGGAATGTACGTGAAGCCAAGCAGATCCCCGGACGACGAAACGAACCACAGTATCGGAACCGGTGCCTTAGAAAAGGCCATGTCCCTGATCGTTTTGAAGTCGAAGAGGTGCGCTGAACGAAGGCACAGGTCGCCGGAAACGTACCCGCCCGCCTGGTACTGATAGGCGTACTCCATGACGTGGCCGCCGCGCGCCGCACAGTAAACCACGTTGTTGTTGACCATGACAGGCTGCACGTTTGACGCGCCGTTGAAGGACTGCGGCTGAGCGTTGAAGCTGTCCGGCGTCAGGACGTCCGAATTGGACGGCGAAACGATGACTTCGCTTCCGGTTGTGAGAAGCAAAAGTCTCGCCAAAGGCACAAGATGCAGTATTTGATTGAACTGAGTTGTTGCTATTTGGTGGCTAATGCAGTCGTCATCACGATATGGCAGCGAGTAAGTGAAGTCTGCCTCTGTCCCGCTTCTACTGAAGATGATCCGCTGAGGATCGAGCGAAAGCCCTGCGAATATGCGTCGCTGCTGGTAGTAGCCGACAGCTGCAGGATACGTCGAGCCATTGCCATACGCTATTTCGAAAACGGCCCCGCTGCCGGAACTCGCGTTTTCTATTTCGATCGTCGGACCGCGATAGCCGGTACCGCTGCTAACCACAGTCACAGCAGTAATCGCACCCGTTTCAATGTTGACCGTCGCTCGAAGCGTTGCGCCTGTTCCGGTGCTGTCCTTTACTTTCAACACAAGACCGGAAGGATCTTTGTCGCAAGGGAACATATAGGACGCCCCCATCGCATCTCGGCTTTGAAACGTAACCACCGGTTTTCGATAGTTGGCCCCAGGCGAAACGACTCGGAACCCCGTCAGCGTTGTCCCGTTCCACAGCGGCTCGACGGACGCGCCTGTTCCCGGACCTTGCTCGCCACCGCTCGTGGACGACTCGTCAATAACCTCTGCGGTGAAATTCGTGCTTTCAAGGTCGTATGGCAGTTCAAATTCAGCCGTGATCTCTTCACCTCCGCCTGTATACCCATACTTTCCGACTCGAAGAATAGGGCCTTCAAAGACGTCGTAATCCAAGCCGCCATTCGTGACCGTGACCGACTGGATGCCGCCGCTTGATATGAACGGATCGTCGTAGCGCCGAGGCGTAATGCTCATGTCCGGGTCAATGTCGTCGTCGACGATGGACGGCGTCTCGCTGTCACCGATCCACCCGAAGATGCCGCCCTGCTTCTTGTAGAAGCGATAGAACTTGACGTCCGGATCCTCGTCGCAGGAGATATCGACGGTTGTTCCGTAGGCGTAAAGATTGGCGATCACGCCGTCGGTGTCCTCGACGTCGTCGTTCACGTAAGCCGCTTCAACAGCCTCCGATTCCTCTGTCTTGTCGCCATTGAGGCAGGAGACCGCGTAATAAAAGCGGTACTTGCTCGAATTGGAGTCATCGGCCGCCGCCGTCTTACGCTTCGCAGTGACGCCCGTCGGGGCGTCTAGCTTCCACCCGTACTCGACCGGCACGCACCGCCAATCGGTTGCGCCGTAGCGTCGAAGTTCCATCGGCGGATAGGAAGGATGCACGAGCGTCATCACGTCGGCAGACTGAACGTAATGAATCTCGAAGAGATCTTCAGCCGCCCAGGGCGTCTCAATCTCATAAGGATCACCGTCGTCGTCCAAAAGCGTCTGCCCTTGCGTGTAGAAACGCGCGTGCTTGTCGCCGAGCGCAACGACCATCGTCTGTTCAAAGTTGAACTGGAAGGGAATCAACCGAACGGGCTTCGTTGAGTCCTTCACGGCGTCGACGAAAGCGAAGCCGGCACGGTTTTGAACGGGCCCCTGCGGCAGACAAATGAAGTTCTTGCAGATCGAAAGCCCCGAACCGTATTTCGCATCATCAATGCGGCCCGTCATCTTTTCACTGACTTCGCCGCCATTGAAAGAGATCTGAACAACCTTGGTCTTAGCCATAGTAGTCCCCCTGTATCCTGGGCTTGATTCGAACTACCTCGTGCTCCTGAATGTCCGCCGTCTGCGCTCGCTGAAGCGCAACGAGATACCCCTGATACATCTGCGACGAAAGCTGCATCCCGGTTGAACCCGTGTGCAGCGGACCGGCCAAGTCAGATGCGAGCAGATAAACCAAAGCGTCGACAAAGAGCGGAGAGAACGTCGACGTGTCGGTCTGCTGCCAGATGTAGCGAACGATGACGCTTTCCGACCGGCAGGCGATCACGCTTCGATTCTTGAGCGTCTCCGTGCGCCACTCCATGCCGGGGAATCTGTCTCGAATCCACGGATGTTCGAACCCAGTCTCGACAAAAGCTTTGTCCTGCACGGACAGAACGCGCAGGCATTTTGCGGGAAGGTCGAAGGCGTTGAGCCCATCGGCAGTAGGTTCCGTAAGCTTCGCCAGCTCGACTCGACGCGTCGCAAAGCTCCAGGGGAAGCACTGAAGGGCCTTGTCTCTTGCGATCGGATACCAGCGTGCACAATGGTCGGCCTGCGTCGAGCCATCGGGAGGATCGATGCTGTGCAGGTTTGCTTCGTCGCCGAGCTTGCTCAGGGCAAGGTTGCAGATGTCCACTTCTGTCGCCATTCACTTCTCCAAATACGAAAACAGGGGCCGAAGCCCCTGAGCACCGCCCGTGGGCGGAGAGATGCGGATCACCCCCTTCAGTTAGCCGCGTACTGCTCAATGCCCTTCGTCGACTGCGCGCTGAGCGTCAGGCCGGCAGAAACGGAACCCGCGAGCGCCGTCGCCGTGTACTTGAGCTTGAGATAGCGCGGGCACCCCGGCGGGACGGGAATTGCGATCTGATCGCCCGCATTGCCCGTCGGGAAGGCACGTTTGGCAAGAGCCACAAAGCTCGAGTTGTCGTCTGAACCCTGAAGCTCTACGGCGGCGTCTTCGTCGCAGTTCGCGAGAAGCGTAGCAACGACAAAACACTGCCCCTCGGCAATACCTGCACCGGCCAGGTCGAGCGTGTTGGTCGAATCGGCAGACGTACCGGAGAGCGTCTGCGCTACGGAAAATTCAGTGAGCGTGTCGAATCGCATGGTCGTCCTCCTTACTTGACTTCGTCTTCGTCAGTGCTGATCGCGTCGCAGATTTCGATCGGAATCCCAAAGAAGTTCGCACGGAACTGCTCGCCGGCCTGCGTGATCGAAAGCGCGTTGTGAGAAATCTCAACAGCCGCAATTTCAAGAACGCTCATGACATCGCGAGGCACATAAATCTTCGTGCGGGCGAGATACTTCGGTTCGATCACGTTCTTCGCCTGGATAAGCGAGCGGATCAGCTGTTCACGAGAGTTCTTCGCGTCATCAGTGGAAAGCAGAAGCGTTGCAAGCGGGATGTTGCAAATGCGAGCGCAGCCGCGCCAGTCGTCAATCGTCGTGCCAACCTGCCACTTGTAGTGGGTTCGATAGGCTTCGTACATGGAGCCATCGTCCTTGATGACCGTCACCTGCCCCTTGTCGGACTTCGAAAGACCGGCCTGAGATCCCTTCGGATAGATGCCGTGGAAGACCTGATGCGAGATCAGATAGATCGACGTGAGGTCGCCACTCGCTGCCGTGCCACCAAAGTTCACGACGTTTCGGCTCGAAGCGGGCGGCTTCGACCCTGTCGGCAAACGGTTGTAGCGCGGCGCGATGCCCATGAAGCGCTCGGGATTCTTGGTCGTGTCGCCGTAAAAGATCGTCTCGGCAACCTTCTGACCCATCGCTTCGATAAAGGCACGGTCTTCCGAAAGACGGAAAGCGGCTTCGTTGCCGTTGAGGTCGACAAGATCCTTGTCCACTTCAGCGTAGTTTTCGAGGTTGCCGCAAGTGTCGGTGACCTGAGCGGTCGTCGACTTTTTCGGCTGCACGCCCTGATAGAGCTTGCGCCATGTCGGCTCAGGCAGCCCCGTGCGAATTGTGTGCAGGTAGCCGTCGGTCTTGTTGCACTCGATGAAACCGAGATCCTTGAGAATCGGAAGGCACTGATTGAGGACTTCCGCGATCGGCGCAATCTTGCCGTCGCTGTCAAGACGCGAGACAAGATCGCCCAGAGTCGGATAGTTGGTTGAAAGAACTGCCATAGTTCAAAGCTCCTTTAGAAATTCATGTCCGATTTGTCGTAGAAGTTCGCGAGCGGGTTCGGCTTTTGTACAGGCGCCTTGCCCGTGACGATCGGATCAGATCCGACTGCACGGCCAATGTCTCGGAACATGCGAATCACATCGGGATTTCGATTGAGCCCCGTGGCCGCAAGAACCTGTCTCAATTTCGGCGGGCAGAACTGGTTCAGCGCGCGATTGGCGTCGCTGAGAGTCGTCTTCCACTTCGCGCCGCCCATATCGGCATCCGCGTAAGCATCCTTGAGCCACTTTTGCCCAAGCTCCTCAATCTGAGCACGCTGGGCCTGCTCGATCGCTGGGCCGACCTCTTCGACGAGTCTCGTTGCGGCGGCCTGCGAAAGATTGAGCTGCTGAGCAACTTCGGTGAACTTACCCATCGCGGCTTCCGAAATGGAAAAGCCTTCGGGGAGCTTCGCGCCGCTGAAGTCGTAGCCGCCTTCGGGCGCTCCCAGCGTTCCGCTCTCATCCAGAGCCTTGGGCGTTTCATCGGCATCATCGCCCTCGCCAAGCCCCTTCAGCTCCGTCGGTTCGCCTCCCTGATCGCTGTCAGTCGCCAGAACAGACTGCTCGGCAGGCTTAGCGGTATCCGCAGCGCTTTCGTTCGAAGGCGCAGGATTGCCGTCCGTTGAAGACGGATCAGCCGCCGGAGCGGCAGCCGGAGTCGTGCCGGTGTTGACGGTTTCATTCTCTTCGCTCATCTTCGCGAGCCTCCTGGATCATTTGGTCAACCATCTGAGGACAGATGCTGTCGAGACGCGCCTTGATGCCAAGACCGACCTGTCGACGGCCGCAAAGGGCCGCCATTCGAATCGGATCGTCATCAAAGCAAGACTGATCAACACCTGAAAACCCAAGCACCCAGGCGATAACCTTGCGTCCGCTCTTGCGAGAGAGAACGTCCTTTACAGCCATTTCGAAAAGGCGATCATCGTCTTGCGCTTCTTTTGCCGCCATCGTCTCACTCTCCTTTGAGGCTTTATGGCACATCGCTCTGCAGACCGCCCATAGCCGCCTGCAGGCCTTGTGAATCTGCCGCCTGTCCGAGATCCTTCATCGCGGCAGCCGTCTGCTGCGCCTGCGCCATCGCCTGCTGCTCCTGCACCTGCTGCGCTCTCGCCTGTCGAATGATTGCGACACGGTCCGACGACAAGACCATGTCAGGCGGAACGCCCGCATAGTCGGCGATGTGATCGATCGCGCGGTCGACGTCAAGCTTGTCGAGCGCCTGCGGGCTGATCTGCGAGATCATCCCGAGAGACTGAATGAAGCTTCCAATGCCCTGCTCTGCGGAGGCCATCTGTTGCTTTGCGAGAACGCTGATGTACTCGACGTTCAGCTCGCGCCCCCTCAGTTCTTCAGGCGGCTCCTCAATGCGGTTCTGCTCAACCAAGAACGTGAACAGGTTGTCGACCATCGGATCGAGCATCTCTGCGTGCAGACGCGTGAGCACCGGGCCGAGCATCATGATCTTTTCCTGCTCGAGCGCCGCCACCTCGCGCGCCGTCCGCTCGCTGTTGGCCGTCGCCTGAATCATCTGAAAGGTGTCGGCATGGAAGAATCGTCGGATCTGCTGATAGTCCTGCTGGATCTGCGCCTGCAGGAAAGAGGGATCGGCCTTCACGTCCCAGGCTGATCGAATGATGTCCGCATCCGACGGCGAGCTGACGGGAATAAGACCGCCAGGACGCATCTTCTTTCTGATCTGAGGGTTCGACGCAGGCACAAGCTTCGGCGGGTCAGTCGCGTAATCGGTAAGCAAGTCGAATCGATCGGTGTGCTGCTGCAGCCGCTTCGCCGCAGAGAGCGCCTTCATGCCAGGACCGCGCCCGTAGACCGAATGCGCATTCACGGACCACCGAGGACAGAGCGCAGGAAAGTCCTTGAATCCGGACTCGAAAAGAACTTTGTTCTCACCAGGCTCGAAGTAGACCGATGTCCACGGCAGGTTGAGTGCATCGCGCTTGCTGAGATCGCGATCGAAACGCGGCTCGACAGCGTGGATGACTGGAAAACGCTGGAACGGATTCGCCTTGTAAGCGGTTCGGACGCCGCTCGAAACGGCATCAAGACCGAACTGCGCGACTATCTGTTGCGCGCTCAGTTCGAACTGTCGATAGAGCGTATTGATTCGACCGTACTGATCGTCGGCAAGCCAGTACTCGCCGACAGTCAAATTCTCAAGCGCGATGACTCGATCGGGATGCTTGCGGACAAGCGTGCAGGCCGTGCCGTAGACAGGCAGCTCGAGGTATGACTGATGCAGCTGGTTGTAGACCTCAGCCTTCGAGAGCACCATGAGCATCTGCGACTCGACATGCGAAAGCCACACTTTCACATCGGAGGACTCGTCGAGCTCCGGATCGAGCGTCGTCAGTCGAAGCCAGGGACGATTCGGCGATGAGACGCCGGTAGCAAGTCCGGCCGCAAGAATGTCAGCGCAATGCGTAGCCTCTGCATCAAGGATTTTGCCGAAGCGCTTGTTTCCCTCGCGGGCATTGTCGCCTTCGAAGTTGCCTGTGTCCGGAAGGATGTAGTCGCGCACCTCCTTCCAGAGCGACTCCCAAGACGTCCGCTCCACCCTCAGCGCCTCAAAGCGCTGCTGAACGGCCTTCGGATCGACGCGAGCCATACGCTACGCTCCAAGCAGCGTGTTGCCGCGGCCAAGACGTCTCGGATCGACGCTTGCGCCGCTCGCCCCAGTGAGCGAGGTCGAGCCCAGTCCCGCGTTTGTGTTCGACTGCAGGAGCTGAGACGCGTCCGGCGAGTTTTGCTCCTGTTTGCGCCTCAGCTGTTCCTCCTCCTGCATCTGACGCTTCTGAGCATCAGCCTGCTCTTCAGCCAGTGCCTCTCGTCTGTCGTTTGCGCTTGTCTTCGTAGTCCTTGTAGAGGCCAAGGACGCCGCCCGTGAGCGCCCCGAGAATGCTGCTACCCATGTTGAAGCTCCTTCAGATAGATCCTTTGAAAAAGGTTGTAGGAAGAAGCTCGAGAGGCAAACGCCCGATCAATCGGCGTATCGGCGACAACCTGCCAGAGGAAGAGACGTGCTCCATGCTTTCGCGCCTCTCGCTCCGCACGAACGATCAACTGACCGCCGAGCGATGTGCCTCGATACGTCGGAAGAAGAAAAACTGTGTCGTTCGTCGCGCACAGTTCCGACGTGTGCTGATGGATAGAAAGAAAGACGGACGCGAAGCCGACGGCCCTCTCATCCTCGTCAAAGGCCACGACGGCGAAGCTGGCTCCTGCTTCCGAAAGCGCCTCATAGGTCGCCTCATGGACGCAGAGCCGACGCCCCGGCAATCCCGTCTCATTAAAGTTTTCCTGAAGCAGATCCCTGACAATCGGGAGAGCCTGCTTCAGCGTCAGCGTCTCGAACTTCATGCGGGGAAGTTTCGGACGCAAAACGCGAGCTTTATGGCAGATCAGCGCCGGCGCCACCGCTCCTCAAAAGCGGCGCGCGAATCGTAAGGCTCGTCGTCCCAGTCGACGGCCGCGACAATCGGAACGGCGAAAGTGAGCGCAAGCGCGTCGGCCAAGTCGGGCGAGCGTCCAATGCGTTCTTTGATCTTGTCTTTCGCTTCGAGAATTTGGAGCCCCTTAACCGTGAACCCGTAGGTCGGCGCGCAAAGATCCGCCTGCAGAATCGGATCAGGTGGAATCGCGCCGCCCTCGCGAATCCAATCACGCATGTTTGCCCACATTTCCATTCGGCGATTCGCATAGCGGTCGTAGCGAGAAGCCGTCGACCCGAATGGCACCTCGACAACAGAATGGCCAAGTTGCCGTAGGCGATCGATCACGCCTTGTCCCTGGCCCGCATCTATGAAAACAGACTGCGGCCGATGCACTTGAATCTCACGGGCGATTCGGTCGGCGACGATCATGTTGTCGGTCTTGCGAATCACGATAGGCGGAAAGGCGACGAGCCCTTGGCGTCGAAAGATAACCGTTGCGTCGGAACCAAAGCGAGCAACGTCGACACCGAGCACGACAGGCGCAAAGGCAAAATCGCCCTCTGTGTAGTTTCGAGCAACAGCCGCCCGGACATCGTCGATGCTGATGAGCGCGTCGTCTGCCGCCGCATTGAAGTCGCAAAGGAACTCCTGGCGAAATTCGTTCTCGCTCATCTCTCGACGCAGGCTTTCAAGTTCCTTCGGCGGAATCACGCCCGTCTGCTCGACGCTATAAAGCATGGCCTTCCAATCGGGATCGCCCTCGCTTTCAAGCTTCAAGGCTTTTTCGTACATCGCCGAAAAAAGATTCACCCCCTTCGGCGTGCCGATGAAGACGGCCTTCCCTCCGCGGTCGGCCAACGCCGGGCGAATGATTTCGCCCCAGACTTCAGGCTTCATCTGCGCCACTTCGTCCATCACAACGCCGTCGAAGTACGCACCGCGCAGGCTGTCCGGATTGTCCGCGCCGAAGATTTGAATCTTCGAAGAGTTCGGCAGCGTGATCGACAGTTCGCTTTTGTTGACATCGAGATACGGGATAGGCGCCGTGTAATGCCGCAGGTACTCCCAAGCGATTTGCTTTGCTTGGTTTCGGAAAGGCGCGAGGTACGCGAAAGAGCTTCGGCTAATTGGTGCAACGATCGCCTGCTTGATGAGGTGATTGACGGCGAGCACCGTCTTCCCCATGCGTCGATGCGCAACGAGCACGCTGAAGCGATGCGACTCGAGCTGCTTGTGAATTTCGGTCTGCGGGTATCGCGGCTTGTAAGGGATCACGATCTCACGCGCCATCGTCTTCTCCACCCCAGACAAAGGTGATGCCGCCTGCGAGTTCGCGCTTGTTGTCGCGCTCGTAGCCGCCGACGTGCTTCATGAGCATGTCGAGCGCCTTGTTGGCCGCCGTCGCATCAACCTGCAGAAGCACAGGACGGCCGTGCGGGTCGATAACAGGGTTGCCCTCGAAGTCGATCTTTTCGTAGCAGGTCGCGTTGATTTCGTACTGCCGGACAATCATTTGAACCACCTCGTCCGCAGTGATCCCCGTCCTTTCGGATCGCTCAGAGCGCTTTGCGGCAATGGCTTCCTGAACGTGAGTTTTCCCGATCAGCTGTCTGCCAATGTCGGAAGCCGTTTTCTCGCTGTAGCCCGCTCGGCGAGCGGCCGCACTCGCGTTCAGATCGATCAGGTATTCCTCAACAAAGCGCTCCTGTTTCGGCGTCAACTTTCGCTCAGACATTCCTCCTCCTCCAGCCGCTCGGCGTCTTTCCCCTCAAGTAACCATGCACGACCGCCCAGACAGTCGAGCGCGGCATTTCCATCTTTCGTGCGATCTCCGAGACAGTCATGCCCTGATCTGCCAGCGCGAAGACCGATTCGATTTCAGCATCTGTCCAGACCGCTCTATGGTGATACTGGCCGAGCCGGTCCCCTTTCTCCCCAACCGGCACCATCTCACTCCTTCCGGAAGTACTCCGGCCAGCGATCTTTGACTGCCACGATTGCATCCTCAAGTGCGCGGCGTCTTTCGAAGGAGTTGACCGGATACGTCCTTGCTGTCCGGACACCGAGGACGAGTCGCATTGCTGCGGATCGAGGCAGGAACTCGGAGATGCCGATCGGCTCCCTGGGTGTTGGGACGGTTTCGCTTTCGCGGTCAGGCTCAACAGTTCCTCCGTCGGCCACAAGCTCAATTGCTCCATCAGTCATGTGCCTCCTCCCAATCGAAAGCGATGCGAAGGGAGCCGGGCTTTTGGGGTTGATGCCACTCCTGTTCGCGGAAGTGAAAAAGGTGGTCATTGATCTTCATCGCCATCGCAATCCCGTCGAGCGTCGCCTTGCAGTTCGCGAGCAGGTTGTCCTCGTCGTGGTAGCGAAGAATCGGCGGCGTGCAGATCAGCTTCAGATTCATGCGAGAGCCTTCAGCCAGGCGCACGCTTTCTCCGGCAAGCTTCTGCTTCGTCTTGAGACACGCAAGCTGCTTGGTCTTTTTGAAGAGCAACGCCTTTGCGAAAACCGTCAGGCGCGCATTCGGCGAGAGCCCGCGAGGGGGCCAAGGAAGTTCAATCTCCAGCGTTTTCATTTTTCCCTCCTGCTTTGAATCCACGCCTGATAGGCCGCTTGAAGTCGAGCGGCGAGCCGCTTGCGGTTTGCGATGCGCTCTTTGTCGTCCAAACGTTCGAACCGCTTGCAGCGATCCCTGTCAGTGAGAGATCGACAGCGCTTATAGGTCTGCCCCACATCCTTGAGTCCGCAGTACGCAAGCCCTCGGGCGAGCATTCCCTGATGGCCAACTTGGATCTCGCGAGGATCGCCTTCCGGAATGCGCTTGATCGGTGCGAGATGAATGCACTCGAGACACGGCGTGCTACTCATTCGTCCGCCTCCGCATCAGCCAGCCTTCCACCCTTGACCTCGACGACGAGCTTCATCACCGGGTAATGCCAGAGCGGACCGAAAAGCTGCCGAGTCGTCCAGTAAAGCGCCAACCCGTTGAAGAGTGCGAAAGGCGAACCGAAGATCAGCGCGAGCGACGCGATCCAATCCCTGATCGAGCCGGCTTCGATCGTCGGATCAAACTCCGCAGCCACGCCCGAAACAACGAGGCCCACGCCGCACCCGAAGCCGATGCCGGAGAGGTAGAAAAGTTTTTCCTTCTTCTGCATCAACCACCTCTTGTCAGGCTGGTCGACGTTGCCGGTTTCGGATTCGTCGCGCACCAGCGCTTATCACCCACACGACGGCGCAGACGTTCGCGAACGATCTTGAAAAGCTTCATCCCCTCGAAATAGTTCTCGTCTCCACACACGACCGCAAGCAAGTCTGCGCAAACAGACACGTCAGCCGCCTCCTCGAGAACGTGAAGCAACGCCTTTTCTCTTTCCGATGTTCCTGCACCTTCGAACGCCTCTATGGCATCAAGAAGCTCCTCGATTTCCTCGTGAAGTTTTTTCACGCGATCTTCTCTGAGCTGAAAGAAATCAGGAGCCGCTTCGGCCAATTCCCATCCGTGAAATTTCACCGACTCGCTGTATTCGACTCGAGCAATTGACATGACTTTTTCCTCCTACTCTTAGGGTTTGTCTTTTCCGCGGTAGCTTTCCCACGTGAAGCCGATGGCTGCAGATCCGTTTTCTCGGAACCGATTCAGGACACGCTCACCGATGAAGCTGACGAGCGGCTTGACGCCTGCAGCCGCCTGTTTTTCCGTCACAGAGAGCGGCGCGTTTGAGATGAGGATCGTCGAGCGCATTTCCCCGTAGCGCTCTCCGAGGACGTCGAAGAGGCTTTTGATTTCGGCGACCGTGCCGTACTGGGCTCCGACCTCGTCGAGGATGAGAAGGTCAAGCGAGGCGTAGCGCTTGATGACGTCGAGCTCGCTTTCTCGTCGACGATCTGTCCAGGTCTCATGAATCTCGGCAAGGAGCCGAGAGAGCGTGATGAACTGAACACTGAAGCCGGCGGCCTGAGCGACCTTCGCGATGGCACACGCGAGATGGCTTTTCCCGTTGCCACAGCCGCCAGAAAAGATCAGGCTGTCACCGTGCTCGATGCGAGCCTTGATGTCCTTGCAGAACTCGACGATGTACGCCTTGACGCGCTTCTGCTCTTCCGTTTCCGCCTTGAAGCCATTGACGGTGCAGTCGACATAGCGCTTTGGGATAGCCATGCGCGAGAAGCGCTGCAGATGCTCACGCTCCTTCACGCAGACAGGACACTCCGTAGCGATCACTTGAGGCTTGAGAAAGCCCTCCTGCGACGGATCAACGACCTCCAGCGGGAAGCGCCCGTGCTTTTTGCATTCGCCCCAGCGAACAGCAACACGACCGTCCGGCAAAAGGTTGTCCGGATCATCAAGCGCTCTCACGACGTACGGCAGGCCGCGCTCAGTATCCCCACGTGCCTGCGCTGTAGTCGATGGTGGCAAGGATTTCTGGCGAAGGCTGCGGGTCTCCGCGGCGATAGTTCCGATTGTTTGCATAGCTTGGTGTCCTTTCTTTCACGAGCCAGTTGAGAAACGTTCTTTTCCAGTTTTTGAGGGCCTTCCTTTCGCCCGGCCCGTAGTAGGTGCGCATCCGTTTGAACATGTCGCTCACATCGATCTCCGGCCTTCGCTCTTTCGCGAGTGCTCGCCAGTCGTCCGGAATCGTTTCCGGAAACGGCACCAAGGGATCCCTCGGCTTTTTCTTCGACGGCATCTTCTCGACCGGATGCTCTTCGACGATGAACAGGCTTTCGCCGGAAGCCATCGATTCGAGATCTGAGTCGTTGGGTGGTGGTGCGATTTCACGAATCGCACCCACTACTTGTTCATTTCCTTGTTCTCTTCCTTGTTCTATTCCTTGTTCGGGTTTCACTTCTGAAAGGGGTCCCCTTTCACTTCTGACAGGGGTCCCCTCACACTTCTGAAAGGGGTCCCCTGTCACTTCTGAAAGGGGTTTCACTTCTGCAACCCCTTGCACCTCTGACAGGGGGTCGCCCTTCGGAAGGCGGTCCAGGAAGAGCTTGAAATAACGCTCCCGACCAGGGCTTTGAATCATCAAAATCAGACCGTCGTTTTCCATTTTTTTGAGGGTCTGCCGAACAACATTCGGAGAGCGACGAGCGAGTCGAGCGATGGTTTCAGTCGACGGGCAGCACTTGCCCGTTTTGTCGTTGAGACAAAAAGCAAGCGCTTCAAGAACATCGACGACTGTTGCGTCGGTCAAACCAGAACCGCGCACAGCGGCCATTGCTGCATAACTCATCTGGATTCCCTTGCCGTTGCGAATCCGTTACGAATCCGTTGCGATTCCACAGACTTAGCAAGTAACTTGGCTACATGGGCCTGCTCTTGGACATACGCGTCGGCCGCAAAAAGGATTAGGTCCTGACGCGTGATGCCGAGCGCAAGCGAGATCAGGTCGAGCTTCTCGACGAGATCCTTCGGCGCCTTGATGCGTACATCAACGTCGCCCTTGCGCAGTTCAGGCCGAATGAACATCAGCGGGCCTCGGCACCAGAACGGTTGACTCCGGCAGGCGGGAACTCCTTCCAAACGCTCATGTACGGGAAGCGGATACGAAGGTCCGCCTCGCGCAAACGAGAAAGACCGTTTCGAGACCAGCGGCTTACAGACGGCTGCTTAACCCCGACAACCCGAGCCACTTGCTCCTGCGTTCCGATCTCTTTGATGAATGAGCGAGCCAGATTGATCGCTCGAGGAGACTTCGTTGCCATAAAGCAATACCTAAAAGGATTGATGAATAGCTCAAAGTATAGCTTAAAGAATTCCCTTGCGTATTGATTTTCTATATACCCTGATGCATATGACAGAACTATCAGATCGCATCCGTTGGGTGATGCAGAACTTCAACCTTTCGCAGGCTCAGTTGGCGAAGATCGCCGGCGTCCGACAGCCGTCCGTCAACCGATGGGCAAACGGCGCCACTACGATGATTAGGACTGAAGCCGCCATGCAAATCTGTAACCGCCTTCCGATTTCGTTGGAATGGCTGGTTTACGGTCGAGGCGATGCCCTGTCTCTGCAACAAACCCAACAGCCCCCAGCCGAACCGAGCAATGTCGAGCCGGTGCGTGGCCACATGAAACGGATCCCGATCCTCTCCTACGTTGAAGCAGGGAATCCGAACGGCGTGGGGCAGATCCAGGCGCGCCAAGCAGCGCTTGACAACGGAGATTTCATCTGGGTCGACGAAGAGCTTCCTGACGCCTGCTTCGCGCTGCGCGTCATTGGACACTCAATGGAGCCGGTATTCCAGGTAGGCGACATTCTGGTCATTGACCCGACAATCAACCCAATCCCCGGGGACTTTGTTGTCGCCAGCCGCATAAGCCGCGCATCGGACGACCTTGAGACAACGTTCAAGAAGTACCGCCCGCGCGGATACGACGAGCATGGTCGCGAGATTTTCGAGCTTGTGCCGCTCAACGACGACTACCCGAAATACGACTCAAGAATCGAGCAGCTGACAATTACTGGCGTTCTGGTCGAACACCGTCGATCGTACCGAAGAAGAAAATAAATGAGGGATATATGGAGCCTACAGAAAAAAGACTCGTTCAAAAGTCGATCGAAGTTTTCTTATTAGCTATAGAAATTTATAACAAACCAACCATTAAATATCGAGTCGAAGGTTTTGCTCTTTTTATTGTTAACGCATGGGAACTTCTACTGAAGGCGCATTTAATAAAAACAAAAGGTGAAGATTTTATTTATTTTAAAGATAACACAAATAGAACAATCACCCTTTCAATGTGTATAAAAGAAATATTTTCTAATGAAAAAGACCCACTTAGAATAAATCTAGAAAAAATAATTGAACTTAGAAATACAAGCACTCATTTCATAACTGAAGAATATGAATATGTTTATATTCCATTATTTCAAGCAAATGTTTTCAATTTCTGCACAAAACTGAAGGAGTTTCACAATGAAGAGATCACTGACTATATGCCAGAGAACTTTCTAACGCTGTCTGTTACCTTCAGTTCATTGAACGAAAACCAGATAAAAGCAAAATACTCTAACCAAGTATCCGCGCGTCTAATCGAGTTAACGAACAAGTTAGAAAAACTGAAGACAGAGCATGGCTCTAGATTTGCCATTACTGTGGAGCATAAACATTATTTAACGAAAAAGAAAAACGAAGCAACAGAAACTTTTTCTATTGCAAAAGATCAGAAAGATGCTGTATTTATTCTAAATAAACCTCAAGACCCTCAGAATACGCATCCTTATACGGCGAAAGAAATAATTAGACGAGTTAATCAGAAATTAAACACTGAGAATGTGAAGCTTGCTTATCACGGCAATCAGACAAAACTCAATATGCATCACTTTACAAACATCTGTAAAGCATATTCAATTAAGAGCGATAAGGAGTTTTGTTATACGTATACCATTCAAAAGAATCTACAGTATTCGTATTCCCAAAAGGCCTTAGACTTTATAGTCGGACTTCTAAAGAAAAATCCTGACTCTCTCCTGGATACTGTTGCCAGAAGATCGAAAAAATGAAGGGAGTTCTGACCGCCCAGAACAGACGATCAAGGGAGGGAAGATAACCCCAGGGGCAAAGGAATTCTAAGCTCGCTGTAGGAGCCTACTCTCATTCGAGAACCCAGCACTGATCCTTCACGAGTTATCTCACTGTTAGATTACACACGCTTTCGCTTCCTGTCATTACATCAATTTGGTATTTAAACGGATGAGCCCGCCCCGCGCGGGCTTTTCTTTTACCCAAATCTATACGTTTAGCTATTGACAATATCGATACGTATCCGTATAGTCTCGTTATCGATACGTTCTCGTATCGTCACCGCCTACCGCGAAAGCCACGGCGGTGAAGTGCGCACGGAAGCACCGGCGCCCGCAGAGCCTAAACCCACGGGATACCGAGAGGCACGGTGAAGCGAACTCGCAAAGCGGGCATGGCAAACCCGATGGTGAGAGGAAGCCCCGGCCAGGGGGCGCGCATACGGGCAGCCGCAGGTGCCTAAGCCGACGTCTGGCGTCGGGCCCGTATGCGTGAGAAGGCCAATGGAAGCGAACTGCTAAAGATTCTTTAGTCGTTCGCTTCGACTGGTCTTTTCATTCAGTTAAAGGAATCGAGATCATGAAAAAAGACGAGAAGCTGATCGACGACTGGATGCCGATCAGCACGATCATTTGCGAAGTCGACATCGTGGTTGATCTAGCGGCACGAAACCGCGCTCACCCAGAAGATCTCGCTGAAGCGCTGAAGCTCATCGACGAGTTTCACGAAAGAGCTTCAGCGTTTCTAAGACAGATCAGCGCTTCTTCGGCAGATCCGTCTTCTTCGCGTAGTTCTTCAACTTGAAGTTGATCGTCTGATCGATATCCGATTTCGTCGGACGATCCGCGAGCTTCTTCTCAAGCTCTTCGACCTTCTTCTCGAGCGCCGCAAGGCGCTCCTCAACGGATTTTTCTTCAGACATCTTTTCCCTCCTTGGGTTAGTTGATGAAGTGTCGAAATGGCAATCCCGACGCCTCAATCATCGCACCCGAGGAGGGAGAAGACCACTTCAAGGAGAGTTCAATGGAAATTGACAAGAAGCGGTATTTGGAATTGTCCCTGCCGCAAAGGCGAAAGGACGTCGAAAACGAGCTCAGATGGCTCCTGACGGCCGCGAGTGCTTATGCGCGATCCGGCAACTCTGCTGAGTTTCGAGAACGTCAAAACGCCAGGAGCGGCGCCTTTTTCACTCCGATAACTCGTGAAGATGTTGACGCTCAGATGGGCATCTTCATGACAGTTTTTACAAAGTTCTTTGAGGAAGTCGAAGCGCTGCGAGCAATCACGTCAGGAGATGCAAATGAACAGATGTCACGAAAGTGACTGCGCTGTGAACAACGGGCCCGCGATGACTGCAGGCCCGTGTAACTGCGGCCTTGACGCTAGACGTGAGGGCCGATGGATGACATGGCTCTATCAGCGGGGTTGTAGAAAGGTCGCGATCCAGAGAACGATGCTGGGCTCATGGTTATTCCGCCGATTTTGTCAAGCGAAAACAAATGCCAGCCGGGCACTGTTCCTGAATTGCTTCCGCCTTCTGTTTGGTACCCGCGTAATGCGGGCCGCCCTGCCGTCGTGGTGCCGAGCAAGAAAGGCTCTACAACACGGAAACAACCGTCGTATGTGAAGGTAACAACCCGACGCTCAAAAATGGCTTGAGCAAGCGTGTCATAAACGCCCATTGTCTTCCTCCTCTGAGGTAGTTGAACAAAGTCGAAACGTGGTGGTCCCGACGCTGTCAGCTTACCTCGGAGGAACCCTTTCGGCCTCGCTTAACAGCGGGGCCTTTTCTTTTGAGCCTTCAGCGTAAAGCCGCCCTTTCGACTTCTTTTTCTCGGGAAAGTCAAAGCGCTTACAACGGGGCGGCTTCACGGTGAGCGCTCTCCAAAACCCTTGGAGCACCAAATGACCGAAACCATCTTTTCCTACCGCGACATGACGGAGCTCGCACGCATGGACTTCCGTGCCGGCTTCCGCGCGGGCATGGGCCGTCCCGACGCATATGCACTCGCGGACATCGACCTCGATCTGAAGCTCAGAGCAGAGACGCAGCAGATCGTGAAGATCAGCGACAAGCTGGCCGACCGTATGGGCATGAGCTTCGCGATGGGCTACGCCTTCGGGCGCCGCATCAAGCAGGAGGCCACGCAATGAACGAGACCAAGCACACACGTGGCGAGGGATTGATCATCAGCGCCGCCGTTGTAGCCCTTGTCTTCATTCTCTTTTGTCCGCCAGTAGCCCTGGCGGTGCGCGCACTCATCTGGCTCAAGGCCGGAGTCTTTTTCTAAGGAAACACCATGACAAACGGACAGCTGATTTCTTGGTCCTTCCGAGCCCTCGTCCGGAAAGTGGCAAGTCTCTCGGTCGGAGACCGTGCCGTCTGGGGCTTTACGACCTCGGATAACGTCCTGCAGATCGCTCAGGCCTTCGAGTACTACGCGAAGACGTGCGCTGCCGGCGGAGAGGTTCCGACCGCTGATGGGTTCCGCGAGCACGTCATCGCTTGCGCGGACCGACTCGCTAAGCAAGCAGAAGAACAGGAGGCGGCATGAGCTTCTACGACCGATTCGACCCGCCCAGCAACCCGCTCTCGACGCTTGCGGACAAAGTTGAAGCCTTTTTCGAGAAGCGCGGCTACTCGCCCGAGAGCATCGACGACATCGCCTGGGCGCTCCACGAGATGCGCCTCTTCATCGAGCCTGAAAGCGGCGACGTCGACCTGACCGACGACGAGCTCGAGTGCATCCTCGCCGAGATCAAGCCCGGGCTCGATGAGTACTTCGACGACTCCAAGGAGGCGGCATGAGCCCGTACGGCAGACGAAGAGGCCGAAGCTACACGCGGCGCCAGTGCCGCGCGAGGCTCGACCGCGAAGCCGTCTGGCTTCCACCTCCCGAACCTCCTTCCCTTTCTTTTTGGGGCTGCGTTCGCGCGGCCTTTTCGCTTTTTATGAGGGCATTCAGATGACAGAAGCCATCGCCGCCAAAGAAGCAACCTCTAACGCGCTGCTTCTCGCCGAAGACCAGAAGACCATTCAGGTTCTGCAAAATTCCCTGTATCCAGGAGCCAAAACCGAAAGCGTCCAGATGGTGTTGGCCTACTGCAAAGCGCGCCGCCTCGATCCGTTCTTGAAACCGGTTCACATTGTCCCGATGTATGACAGCTCTTTAAAAAAGGACAGAGACGTCATTATGCCGGGGTTGAACCTATACCGCACGCAAGCGGCAGAAAGCGGAAAACTTGCCGGCATCGATGAAGTTCAGTTCGGGCCGATGAAGGAGTTTTCCTTCAAAGGAACATATAAGGACTACCAAGCGAACAAAAACATTCCCTTCGAAGTCACGATCTCTGCGCCAGAGTGGGCGAAGGTCACGGTTCGCCGAATCCTCAGTAATGGACAGATCGGAGCCTTTACATCTACCGAATTCTTCGAAGAAGCGGTCAGTACTTCGAAAAGCGGGAAACCGACCCCTATGTGGATCAAGCGTCCGCGCGGAATGCTCTCGAAAACCGCCGAGAGCCAGGCGCTGCGAAAAGCGTTCCCCGACCTGGGGGCCGCTGAAACCGCGGAGGAAATGGAGGGCCGTTCTCTGTCGGTTGAAGATACGCCGCCATCTCCACCCGAGAACGACGCTCACACGCAGGAGATCTGCGAACAGGCTTTCGCCGCCGCAAATGAAGGCACGGAAAGCTACAAAAAGTTCTGGAAGAGCATCACTCAAGACGACAGAAAGGCCATCGCTGCCGCCTATCCGCAAGGTCTCATGGTCGTTGCAAGGGAAGCAGATGCGGCAGCCGCGGAAACCATTGAGGAGATCAAGTGATGGAAACGAGCAACCCGCTTCAAAGAACGGCCGAATGGTTTTCTGACCGAACGGGCTGTCTCACCGCTTCCCGATTCGCCGCCGTACTGAAACGCAAGCGTGACGGCACACCAACGCAAGCCTACTTCGACCTTCTCGATACGGTCGTTGCTGAGCGGATCACAGGGAACTGCATTGGTATAGGCGATGCCCCGGCGCTCGCCTGGGGTCGTGACCATGAAGACGAAGCCAGAGAACGCTATGAGGTCGAAACCGGAGAAGTCGTCGACTTGGTCGGCTTTATCCCCCATCCGGAGATCAAGTGGCTAGGCGCCTCGCCTGACGGCCTCGTCGATGACGACGGACTTCTCGAGATCAAGTGTCCTTTTTCGACCGTCGTCCACCTCAAGCGCATCCGCGCAGGCGTCCCGCCGCCCGAGTACGTGCCCCAGATGCTGATGCAGTGCATCTGCACGGGGCGCTCTTGGGTCGACTTCGTCGACTACGACCCGCGCCTGATCGGCACGCCGTATGAGCACCTTGCCTTTTGGACGGTCCGATACACCCCGACCGAGGAAGAGAAAGCCGCAGCCATCGAAGCTGCGAAGACCTTCCTCGCCGACGTCGATCAGGCCATGAAAGACCTGCTGCAGTAACCCCTTCTGGCCGCCGCCCGTGTTCTCCAGTCTTACGGGCGCGCGGCCGACCAGCCCTCCTCGCGAGGGCGCATCCAAAAGCCGCTCTCCACATGCAGGCGTGCGATCAAGT